CCATGAGAATCTTAGTTCCAGCAAGAACACAACCATCAACGCCAAAACCACCCGGTTGATATGTGAATGCTGTGAGAACGTTGCCGGCTTGGCCGCCACCATAGATATTACAATAAACCACAAATGTCCACCACTGATGTTCATTGAAATCACTGTTATCAGCGCTGCCACCTGAACGTTGAATATGAAAAAATGTTGTGGTTCTGTCACTAGGATAGACAGTTGAAAACCATGTCTCAGAACCTTCTTCGCCTCCGCCGCCCGTAACAACACAGTAATATATTGATGGCATCGCTCGGTCGAAAGTTACTTTCCAACGGTGATTATCACCTTGACCGTGATAGTCGCCATTACCTGAACCTACTTCGGGATTGGCGCCTGCACCAGCCGTCCATGTGATGCTGGCAATATTGTAACTGGCTTGGATAGTTGGATGTAACCAATTAATAAATCCAGTTCCGGGTTTGGCTCGATATACTACAGTTGCCCAAGCCACAGCGATGCCCGGATGCCACATCGGAACTTCTGGAACCATGTAAGAGGCCGTGAGAGCGTTACTCGCCGAAGTTGAATAATTGGCATGGGATGCTGATATGGAGTAAGACGACGATGGAATTAGAACTCCGTTGGATGAACTGAAATAAGAAGCAGTAGTAGAATTATATGCGTAACTCGAACTGTTCGCTGTATCAGAGAATCCGGCATGTTCTGCTCTTGATGCCGAAAAAGCATAACTGGCGCTGGTCGATTGTGATGCCCTAGATGATGAGAGGGCATAACTTGAAGATATGCTAGTTCCGGCAGACTCAGCCGTTATAGCATGTGAAGCGGTACTATTGTTCGGATAAGTGAGTAAACTCGCCGTCTCAGAAATCTTAGTTACTTCTGAACGACTTGAGGAAATAGCATACGATGCCGAATTAGCGTATCCAGCATACGAAGCAGAACCACTTTGTTCCATGTAAACACCAATAGAACTAATAGGAGCGTGGAACGTCGTCAATGAACCACTATCCACAACAGGGAAAAAATCATCTGCTGAGATTAACGTCAATTCGCTTAACTGGCTTATTTTTATACTAGACATAGATTCAAATTTTATGGGTCATACGCTACCGTCCAACCACTTGTGATTAATGTGACAATGTTCGTCAATGCTGTTGGGTCGGGCGTTCCATTTCCTGTAATATCCAACGACCCTGACATCAAACCGTTCGTAACTAAATCACCCGTAATGGATTCCATAGCCGAATCACTAAGAATACAGTTTGCTGCCGATAAATATAGAACATTGGAAGGTAAAGTAGGTAAACTTGCTATCTGAGTGTCACTTACATCACACCATACCAATGCTAGTGGAAGTGATGTGGCAATAGAACCCAAACCGAGATTACTAGCGAACGACATAGAAATTATCGCGTCCGGCAATGGTGTGGAAACCTGTGAGATTTGATTGTTGTCACAGAGAAGTATTTGTATTCCTGCTGGAAATGTCGTAGGCAAATCTTGAATGACATTGTTAGAACAATTCAAATAAGACATGCTAGATGGTAAACCCGGCAATGATGTCAATACGTTACTATTACAATTGAAAATAGACATCGACGTGTTTGACAAATCATGTATTAAGGAAATGTTACAACCTGAACATGACAGATACGATAGAGAAGGAGGAACACCTTGGATTTGGTCCAATAATGCATTATTTGAAACACTCATGCTTAAACAATTGGATAGAGTCCAAACGTATTTCAAAGAAGTCAATGCTTGAGAATCAATGTTGATAGTCAAAATATCGGTGGATGATGTGGCGTTGAATTGGCTTAAAAGATTAGTAAATGGTCCACCAGCGGTAGATGTGAAAGTGATAAGGGCTGAACCTGTTGGTTCCAAATAGAATACCAAAGGCTGGTCTGGATTGATGGTGATTGCGTCGGCAATACTATCAATAGTGAACCGAGTAAGTCTTGACCCGAATGTTACATTTGGTGAAGAAGAACTAATGAACAACACTTGATCTCCACTCGCTGATAATTGACCCAACATAGTGAATGGCATCTTGATAGTTCCACTCATGTAAGTGTCCCATTCAGCAGGCGTAGCGTTGATGTCAACATATACCGGCATGGTATCCAAAATTATTTCATTTCCGTTATCTCGACTTTTTAACTTCAAATGTAATTCTTCATCGAGTTTTACAGAAGAGGTAAAGGCAACGATAATTGTTCCTACGGCTTCAACGGTGATGTTAACTGGGTCGGTCGTGAATGATGCCGAGACAGACACATTATCAAGTTGAGATACTTGGGCAGATTGAGTCATCGCCATCGTCATTCCGTAGGCTATCATTCCATTGATAGAACCGGCTGCGAGAGCATAAGAGGCTGTTCCATTCGAAACACCGCCAGTAGGACCAGCCAAGAAACTACAAGTTGTTGCCACCAGAGCCACATCGGCTAAATCGGAACGGTCAGCATGAGACGCACTAATAACAGTACCCGGCGGGTCCAAGAAATAAGAGGCAGTATCGGCCGTTACACAGTGGTCAACATCGCCAGTTCTAATGGCGTAAGAGGCCGTTCCATTGTTGCCGCCGAGATATACCAAAAACTTCGCTTGGTCGGCGCCATCAGCATGACTAGACGAAAAAGCAAATGAAGCAGTTCCATTCGGTGTACCTGTATAAAGTAAGAATGAAGCAGTTGGAGTGGTGGAACCCGTATTAAAAGCGTATGATGCTGACAATGCGTAACTAGAACTGTCGGCATTGCTAGCGAACGATGAATATGAAGCCGAAATGGCATTCAATGCCGTAAAAGCATAACTACATGAGTCAACAAGACCGTGAACGTCGGCTCCGTTGATGTATGATGCTGTATCGGCAAAAATGGCATGAAGGGCCTCTAAACTACCACTCGAATTCAAATAAACTGCTAAATCGGATACTTGAATTCTTTTAGATTCTTTCGCACTAGAATCAATAATCAACAGTAAATCGTTAAGTTGAACTTCTGAATAAGTCAACTCTACTAACTGTGATACTCTTTTATTGTTAGCGCTCATAAATTAGAAATACCCAACCAATCTTAAAGTCCATCCTTGGTCAGCAGCCTGACTGATAGAATATTGAAAAGTTCTAGTGGCAGATAATGGAAACATACCTTGTCCGCCCATCGAAACACTGTCTCCGCCGCCATGTGACCTAAAAGATGTAAGGATGTAAGATGCTGATGAACTATCTTTTCTGATATAGATAAAACCAGTATTATCAGTATTAGCATTTGTTGCCCATCCATCGAGTATGGCTATTCTTGCCGTCGCTGGAACATAAGGCGAAAGGTCAATTGTGATGAATGCCGTTGCTGCCGTTCCTGTTCCGATTACGTGAATTGGATCGATGAATACGGGGAATGGGGATGTAAATGGTGCGTAACTTGCCGAGTAAGCATAACTGGATGACAAGGCGTAACTCGCTGACGTGGCTGTGGCCGCAGCGGCAGACACAAGACTGCTACTGGATTTTAATCCATAAGACGCGGAGGTAACGGATTCTGCTAAAATGGTGTATGATGCCGTTCCATTATTTTGTCCGGGAACGTATATCAAAAATGAAGAGGTTCGCGCGTTCTGCGTCAAATTAGATATAAGAGCATACGACGCCGTTCCGTTTGCGGCACCGGTGTATCTCAGAAATGAAGCCGAGTCTGACTGAGGCGTTACATTGTCGGCATAACTTGCCGTCAATGAACGGTTGGCTTGTAGAGCATAACTTCCACTGTCAGAATAGAGGGCATGGCTAGCAGATGTTACTAGACCATGAACATTGGAACCGAGAACGTAAGAAGCCGTGTCGGCATTCGTGGCATGTAGAACGTCAAAACTTCCACTCGCTTCAACGAAAAGGAGTAACTGTTCCGCCGAGAGTCGTTTAGACTCCCTCGCACTCGTATCTGTTACCAGAAACAAATCATCAGGGGACATTTCTGACGCAACAATTGCCGTCAGTTGAGATACTCGTTCGTTTGCCATCCCCTATAAATAGGCGATTAAACCGTTTTTTTGATTTTTTTGATGATGAATTGAACCAAACCACTTCTTACAATGTCATCTTCGGTGAAGCGAAACGTGTGAATACCGTTATCACGACTCTCGTCATCGTCGAAATGGGAAATCATTTTTATAAACCCACTCTTTCCGTTAATGTCGGATTGTTCTGGGTCACCAAGTATGAATACCTTACTGAATTCTCCAATTCTCGTAATAAGAGTGAACAATTCCTTGTAACTCATATTTTGAGCCTCGTCGGCGATAATAGCCTTGGCATTCCAATTTAGACCTCTCATGAATCCCACTGGAACTGCTGATACTCGGTCTTCTTTTACAAGAGCATCGACCTCCGCTTTAGGTAACAATTCTGCGAGTTTATCCAACATTGGTTGAATGTAAGGGGCCATTTTCTCATTGGCTTCGCCGGGCAAAAATCCCAATTTAGCATCGGAACATTCTACAGCGGAACGAATGTAAAGAAGGTCACTGATTCTTCTTTGGTTAAGGAGTAACAAGGAACAATATACGGCCATGTAAGTTTTTGATGTTCCGGCAGGACCACTAACAAACATGATTTTGGTTGCTTTGTTAGTAGCAATTTCTATGAATTGTTTTTGTTTTTCGTTTAGTTCTCGTTGGTGAAGAGAGACTGTATTTTTGATTTTGTTACGTTGGGGGATGGTTGGACTTGTGTCCTTCCGCTTTTCGTTAGTTTCAACGTTCTTGTTTTTCATCAGTGATTTTGGATTTGTCCTGCAAGGTTTTTTGTAACCGGACTACTCTTGGACAACTTTCATACACTTCATGCTCCATGTAATAGGCGTAGATGTTGTTAAGGTTGGTGAGATAATCCTTTTCCGAAACCGTGATTACGAAATCGGAATTCTTAAACTGAAATATTTCTACGAGAGGTAATTTATTGACTAAGGCAAATTCGATGGAGCAAACTACTTGTTCCATCAATCCCAATTTGAATTGTCGAGCAAAGGACTGAAGTTCCTTGTTGTCTGACGGTAAGACGTAATTCAATGGCGTATCTTTGTTTGTTCTTTTTGCCATACGAATAAATATCCAACCATTGCCCAAAAGAAAAAAACGTGGCAGATATTTCTTCTGCCACGTCTTGACGTATCACCTTATCTACTGATTAGGCTTTTTGTAATTGCCGGATTCGAGTCTGAGCAACCTTGTTCCACCTTCGGATTGTTTTTGGAGAGGCGTTTACATACTCAGTGGTAGCCTTAGTAACTATGGCCTGAATTTCATCCACGTTGTTTGATTGGAGAATTGTATTAATCAATCCTTCTTTAGCAGGTGGCCTAACCATGCTTCGTGTAGGACCATAAATGACCGGCGTATTGCCGTATCTTTTAAGGTCTGCTAGAATTTTTTTATTCTCTTCCTTCTCGATTGCTGCGGAGAGTTGAGATACTACTTGGAATTGGTCATTCATAATTTTTACCAGACTCGGTGTTTCTTTTTGTCGAAGGGAACAACTTCAACTTTGGTTCCATCAGGGAATCGGTTGACTACTCTTTGCCAAAAACCAACTTCTTCGATTGCTTTTGGGTCATTGTCTGTGTAATATTCTCTGTCTGACACTCTCAGACCGCCTCTGACAACGACGAAAGGATTTGGTGTCCATGTTTCTTCCCCCAATACGACATCAGCATTTGATAGAGCGGGAACTTGTTCTACCTTGGCTGTTTTTTTCTTTGCTTCTTTTGGCATTATGTTTATGTTTATGTTTTTGATTCTACCACGAAGGTTGAATGAATTTCATACAACTTGTCTCCGATTCGATGGTAGTTTTGTTCGTTATCCTCTTTCGGCCAAGAACCTTCTATTTTTGATTGTAAGACTTCCAATTCCATTTCCGCATTAGCCCCACGTTCAAAATAATAATTGACGAGAGCATTAAATTCATCTCTCATATTTTCAGGCAGCCGTCCTTTAAATTTCTCACATGCCGAACTGGCTCGACATAATTCACAATCACACTTTACGCCGGTTGATGGTAATTCGAGAGTCATATTTTCTCTTTGTTTTGGGTGTTTTCTAAAATAAAGTTGGAGATTTCTTTTGCCTTTGCGTCGTCAATGATGAGATAATCCGCCCAAGGTCTGCCTTTTCGGAGAATCCACCAACACCAACGAAGACGTTCCAAAAACGGAAACGGCATTTTCGCTGGTGAACGGTCCCAAATGGATATTTCAAATCCTTTATCCCATTCATCATCTTCGTATCGGTCAATATGAAGCGCATGATGATGGCAATCACATTGGATGAAAGTCGCTGGTCGTTTTGGGTCGCTGTTTTTATAAATTGGCATCTTGACTTTTTGATTGATGTGTGTTATTATCGCTTAAGAAATGAATGAAGTCAACATCAATTTTAGTTTAGAGTTTTTATACTTATTCGTATGAATCTATCTTCGATCTCCAAGACGATTCTCACCACTGAGAATGGAATGAAAGTGGACGACCTTTCGAATCAAATCGAAGTGTCGGAAGCAGGATTACAATTTCTCCAAGAGAAACTGATTAAACTCAATCAGAAAGCAGAACGGTGGGGTGTTCCTAAGATGGAATTGAAGATTCTCAACCAACGTGAACAGCCAGTGATGCATTGGAATCCTATCTTTGGCAACGAAAAAGTTGAGAGTGTTAAGATATTTTATACAATCTCGATTGAGGGTAACACTCCAAAGATTGAGGGATTCACCTTTATCGCCAAGATTCAACATACCACGGGCGGAGACAACATTTTGAACATCGCTCCCAACTCTCCGATTAAAAACCTGCCTGACATTTATCGAACCACCAAGGCTGAATGTGATGTTTGTAATCAAGCAAGACTTCGATTCAACACTTTTATTCTTCGAGTGGATAAGGAAGACCCTGAACGATTCGCTGACAAAAAAATTGGAGATTTGATTCAAGTTGGTAGTGACTGTCTCATAAGATTTCTACCGTCCGCATCTGTGGGGGTGTTGATGCGATTTGCTCAATTACTTGATGAAGTCAGACAGTTTCGAGATGGAAGTACCGACTGGGATGATGAAAGTTACTCCGAAGATGGCGTAACGAACGCCCCAAATCCCACTCGTCATCACGCCAATACTGATTTGCTTTTGAAATACATTGCTTTGGTTTACGTGACTAGAGGCAAATACATTCCCAAGTCGAAGGCTGGTTTGGATTCTAAACCCACTTCTGACGAAGCGTTACTCGTCATGAATGACCGCGAAGGGAAAATGTATGTCAGTGGGATGATACAAAAAAATCCTCAATTGGTAATACAAGCCGACGAACTTTCCAACAATGTAAGTCATTGGATGAAAAAGACTGACTTCAATCAATTGAATCAAAATCCAGAGTGGTCGAATTACTATGGCAATTTGAATGTGGTCGCTCACGCTCCAACAATTTCTACAAAAAACATCGGATACCTTGGCGGCGTATTACAAAGTTTTCTACGATACGAAAGGGAGAAGACAAAATCTGAATCTCCTAAAGCGTATGTCGGGCAGACGGGAGATAAGATTCATTTCAATGGTCAATTGGTACACCAAAAAAGTATGCCTAGTCAATATCAACGTGGTACATTCATTACGATATACGAATTTGAAGACCTTGATGGTAATATTTTGAAATGGTTTGCCAGTAAAAGCATTGCATTGAAGATAGGCGAAAGGTATCCATTGTCTGCTACTGTCAAGAAACACGAAGTTGACAAATTTTCAAAACAACCCACCACTTATATCACCCATGCCAAACTTGAAAGGATGTAATGATTATAATCGTTATGACCATATCAAGTTCCACTGTGGATGTTTGATTCGGACCCACGTTCTATTCATACGCAGAAAAATTCCGGTCGGTGAATGTCACCGCCGGATTAAATTTTTCTTGAAAGGAATTTTTAGAGCCCTACTTCGGCTTTAGTGTTATACCAAGTGTCGTATTCTGCCCGACAAGCAGTATAATCTGCTGAGTGAATTACTCTTGGTAGATTGGTCTTTAAGAACAAATCAGGATTGTATTGCATCAGATATTTGCCCGTGGCTTCGTTGAACAAACCGTCTGCCAGTTTGATACCCAAATATTCTTTCCACGTCATCTTGATTTGATATTTACAGAGAAGGAACACGGCGCGGTCGGTCACTTCCATGTAAGGAAGGTGGGGATTCAGACGATACAATTCGCCTTTTCTCTTTTTCCAATCCTCAGTTTGGGCCACGTAATAATCGCCGAATTCAGGGTCACCAAGTTTACCCAAATCGTGATGCATGGCTGAGAATACCAATTCTTCATCGGTATAATCTGTGGTCGCCCCAGCAATCTCAAATAGTTTCTTTGAGGCGAAACTGAGTTTGATGACATGCATAATATGCTGAAGGTATCCACCGGGATGAGCCAAGTGGAAATGCTCAGTGGTCGATGCCGGAGCCATTGCTGCGGCGAGGCCCAACTCTTCACCGTCATACATCTTTAAAAGGCCGTCTCTACGTTCGCCTGTGAAAGTGTTGCCTACGAATTCAATAAACTCCTGATAGTTTTGTTGAATCTCTTCTTCTGTTAAGTTTGGTTTTTCTATCATAAATTTAGTCACCGGCAGGACATTCATTGACTTCAAAAAATCTGAGTGTCACGAATGGTTTGATTTGCAGGTATTGTTCCAAGGTCATTTTGGGAAGTTCAAATTCCCAACTATCTAAATCAGTTTCTTTGATTTTTTTGGCAAATATTTGGTTATACGCCTCGACGAAACCTGCCACGTCTTCGATGATATTACTCAAATCCCCATCGGAACAGTAAGAACCAATGTTGTTGCCGGACATTTCTTTGGCATTCAATTGGTCTGCACATGCTTCTGCTTTCGCTTTGTCTTGGAAAGCCATCTCAGGTGTTCCGCCTCCGTCTTCACCTTGATAGTAGTATTCGTCGTTGTATTGCCAACCGATTTTTTGAACGATGTAGTAATTTGACATGAAGGAATTGTAACACACTTGAATAATAATTCAAGTTTTTATAAATGGCGGAAGCCGAGGGAATTGAACCCCCGCCGGCTTTTACACCGGTTTAGTTTTCGAAACTAACGCAGCAATCCAACATCTGACCTGACTTCCATTGGCGGTGACGGTAGGATTCGAACCTACGGCCCGACTTGCGCCGAACTTCTGCTTTCCAAGCAGATACTATAGTCCACTCTGCCACGTCACCAATAACGACGAATCCCAGTCAGAAAAGTCTCGTCTGACCCAAAGTTCCGACTTTCGAATGGAACATCCTACCATCGTCTTCGGTTGAACTTAACAACCTACATGTTTCGGATGGTTATCCTGTGTATAATATACGACAGGGACTAAACTTGGTTCGTCGCTAAATTTAAAAGAACAATTGGTTGAGAGTAAAGGAATCGAACCTTTGTCTGTCGGTTCAGAGCCGAACGTAATACCATTATACCAACTCTCAATACGTTGAGAAGTAATTAACTCAACGGTGAAGATAACCTTACTTCTTAACTTTGGCAAGCAAAGCATTGGCTTCTGCCAGAGCAAGTTCGACTTTTTTGGTGTTTCTACGTCCGAAAAGAACGCCACCGACAAAGCCAGCAACCGCACCGATTAATATTCCGAGAATCATATTTTTTCCTTGTTTTTTTGTTTAATTTTTTCAAATTGACTCAACACAAGTCAATCAATTTAACACAAGTATAAATACAAATGAGAAGGAGAAGTCTATCAAAAAGTTTGCCAAACATATTTCACATTTGCTACATTTGTGAGGCCACATGTTGACGAGGCAGTATAAACAATTGTTCGAAAATGATAACCATTATTTATCACGTCGGCGTCAGGTTGAATTCCTGTTACGGAGACGGAACCACACTCATTATGCGCAAATACATTAGTGGAAGCATCTGCTGCCGTTGGGATATAATTTGGGTTAATTCCCAAGTCTATCTTTGATTGGTCCTCGACATTATCGAAGACAGGTGCAGAAGATATTTCCCAAGTTACTACGACGATGACGCTACATGGAACTAAAAGGTCGTTGCCACTTTCTGAATGGCGAGGGAATGCTCGAAAACCGATTATCAAATTTTGATGACAATTGGTGCTCTTTTCGACTGCAACAAGATATACAACAAATGTGTTTGTGTCTATATTGTTGTTTGGCAATGAAAGATTATAGGACAATACAATGTTGGAGATGTTACTTACACTGACGGTATCTGAATTGGGATTACATATCACACCAAGATTTGGCGCTTCCAATTGACAATATTGTGGTTGAAAATCTGGTTGAGTAGCGGTGAGATTTCTGGGAGGGCCGATGAAAACGATTTGAGAATACAATGTGAAGATTATCATCACAATGATTGAAAATGCAATTAATTTTTTCATAAATGGTGGAGCCAAAGGGAATCGAACCCTTATCCTATCACTGCCAGCGATATGTCCTACCGTTGAACGATGGCCCCAAATTGGTGTTCCGATTGGGAATTCAACCCAAGTTTCATAAACCGTCCGATTTCTTCGGTTTCAAATGCTCACGTAACTAATGTCACCATCAATCGTCAGTATTCATTTTATACATTTTATAAATATATAAAGAAATAACTCATAGGGGCATCCCTATCGTTTAGACCAACCGCAAGGTTCATCTTTTCTCATACCGTATTGCATTTCCTCTGAAACATCAGAACGAAATTGGCGGTCATGTTTCTCTAATACACCCAGCCGACACAATTAAGTGAACGGGATGCTACAGGTTATCATGACCATTGGTGGAGCCATCGGGAATCGAACCCGAGTCTGTTCATTGCGAGTGAACTATCCTACCATTGAAAGATGGCCCCAAATGTCCGACATTATTTGTTAGTCTGACTAAACTCCGGATGCTGGTTCGCTTTTCATAAGAGGCGTCACCCGTCTAAAATATTCGACACAGCCGTAGCCGCCGTTTTGTTCTATCTCTACATTTATCTCGGATTTTACTCCGGTCCTCCGTTAAAGAGAACTGCTCCAACCTTCCCGTTACAACGGTCAACACTAACCTTTGGGACTTTAGGATTGCTGCTAATTTGTGGTATTAACGGGTACGACGGCGACCCTCAAAGCATTTCGAGGCATCGCTCTCCCCTCCCAAACATCTGCTGTGCAGCGGCGAACTTCCTCTGGTGTTTGTCATCGGTAAGGATGACGGCGGTAAAGCCCACCAGCGTAGAGTCGCTTATGTCAAAATTCAAAGAACTGTGATAACTATACCACGGTAATTATATTTGTCAACGGTTATTTGGGATTGTTTTCACCAAGGCGTTGAGCCGCTTTAGAGACGGCTAAACCTAAAGTCAGAGTAACGTATGACGCATCCAACGGCTTCAATTCCTTCGAGCAAATGGTGGTATAAGTGATGTTGAACCCCAATACCAATATCCAAAGGAAAAATACCAAACGCATCATCGAATAGCCATCTGCGTTATCTTCAAAAAACGATTTTATTTTTGTTAAATCCATGAAGATAAATATGGAGAGAATTTACGAAAGATGGTACTGCCTAACGGATTCGAACCGATACATTCTACCTTCTCAGGGTAGCGACTCCTTCCAGTTGGTCTAAGGCAGTATTGAAATTTTTCTTTAGAGTAAGGTGAGATATACCTTACTTAACACGAAGTCCAGTAGGTGGCGCTGGAACCGTAGTCGAGAGTGGAATGGTGTATGAAATTTCCGATGAAAGAAATCCCAATTGTCCACTTGTTGAGACAGAACTTATCGCAAAATAGTAAGGTTGTCCGACCACAAGATTTGAAATGGTTGCGACGGATACATCCCTACCTGACAAGAAAATGGCGTTCGTATAACTCGCTCGATACACATTCGTCACGGCTGGAATTGGAACACCACAATCATTGATGTATGATGCCACAACATTCGTTACAACCGGAGCGTTTGTGTTAACACCATATTGGAGGGTGTATCCACCGACAGATGGTGAACAATTTGTGGACCAAGTCAAAGTGACCCAATTTGTCTGAACTGCTTGCGCTTTCGCAGAAAAGACCGTCAGTGATGCGAGTAATGCTAATAGTATTTGTTTCATAGTTTAATTTAATCTTGTCTAACTATATCACGATGTTGGGAAAAGTCAAGCGAGAATCATCTCAATCAAACCTTTTTGTTCCAATAACTCATACTCCATCATACCTTGTTTTTGTTCCCAAGTAGGATTGTGACTGAATGACATATTCTCAATGGCATAGTCGAATTCTTTTCGAATGGCATGGAATTTTTGTTCGGCAGTGACCGATTGATTCTGTTTATAGAAATTCTCCAAAAACCTGTCTGCTTCCTCGTTATATTTCATAAATGGTACGGATGGTAGGACTCGAACCTACGATGAAGTTTCCTTCGGGAGAATGTAAATCTCCTGCTGTAGCCACTGAGCCACATCCGCGAAATGGTCGGAGTAGCAGGATTTGAACCTGCGGCCTCTTCGCCCCAAACGAAGCGCGATACCAAACTACGCTATACTCCGAAAAATCGTTGTTGGGTTACGGGTAAATTCTTTTACGGCTCCATTGAGCCCACCCACTCACTCTCCATCATTCTAAACGGAATCATATCGGCGATCAACCCGAAACTATCCGCCAGTGTATCAGCATCGTGAGCCTGCTGACAACGATTAAATCTTAAATTGGTAGGCGATAAAGGAATCGAACCTTTGCTTGAACAGTGTGAATGTTCTGTTCTACCATTATACTAATCGCCCGTAAATTTCTTTTCTTGTAATTCACCAACATGAATTTCAAATTGTTGGTCCCATCGGTTCCGACAAACAGCGGTATCACCGACGATTTTTTCCAACTTGGCAAATTGTTGGAGAACCCAATATTCTTTGCCGACTTTCAATTTTACCTTTTTGGTTTTCATCTAATCACTTGACGACCTTTACTGTCAGTCGTCCAAATTCCATCAAATCGGTGTTTCCACGAATGTTCCGTTGATGACTCGAAGCATTGTTTTACTTTTTCGAGTGACGGCGGCGGAAGGTTTCTCAACCTTCTCCGTTGTTCTTTTAACCACTCGGGCGCTTCGATTATATCGTTGGTTTCCATTCAATGCTGCGATACATGCTGGGGCTGCCACAATCATACAGAACCTTCCACACTCCAAAATTTGCCACAGTCATTACACTTAAACTCGGTCCAATAACAATCACAACTTGGGTCATAATTGCCTGTATTTGAACCGTATTTCTTTTCTACACTCTCATGAACACAACTTTCTTGGGCTTTCTCGATTTTTACTCGGGCCATCTCAAGTTGAGAATACAAACGTTTGATATGTGGTTTCATAATCAATCCGATGAATTCATCGCATCTCTGGCGTCATCATACCCGGACCAATTATCAACTCCGAACGCTTGTAATGCTTCAAGAAATTCAGAATTTTTTACCAATCGGTCATACTCCGATTTGTCAATTGTAACTTGTTCATTCATAAATTTGGCGGAAGTGGAAGGATTCGAACCTTCGGACCTTTTTAGGGGTCAACGCCTTAGCAGTGCGCCGGTTTAAGCCGCTCACCCACACTTCCATGAAGGTTTCTCTGAAACCTACAAAGTCACGTTGAAAGTTTCGTCACAATTTCTTGACTATGGATTGAACCACTCATCTCATGATCGGTGAACAACGTTTGACCTTAGATTCAAATGGCGGAAGCAGAGGGATTCGAACCCCCGAGGGCTTTTACACCCTAGCCGTTTTCAAGACGGTTTCCTCGACCAGCCGGACTACTTCCACTGACTACTATAACTATACTACCAACACCGAAAAAGGCAACCAATTAATAACTGTTTCGGTCACGAACGATTGGGTCTTCATCACTAACGGCCACAGCGAACTTACCCAATGCCTTATCTGAAATTCTTTGATACGTGTTTTGCATCGCCTCATACAACATCGTGAAGAAATCACCAGCGATGTTCCACGCGAAACTCCACGGCCAGTAAGCAATCCATCCACAAATCTTGGATTTATGTTCGGCGGAACTGACTTTATTTTTCAATTCACGTTGTTGCTGTTTGGTCAGTGATG